TTTTAAGTATATCTCCAGATTCTAATATGACAGGTGCTTTTGCGACATTACAGATAGTAGCACCTGTAATGTTCATATAGGCTATTTGATAGTCAGTTGTAGCTGAGCTATCAGTTACTGATACTTTGACAATCTTATTGCCAGACTCATTAGTTACTTGTATGTTTTTAACAATCGCAGTTCTATTAGAAGGTACAGTATAAACTGTAACTGGTGTTGTTACACTTGGATCATAGAAAGCATTTTTATAAATATTAGCCATTAATATCCATCCTGTACTAATAATAAATCAAATGAAGCAGAAGCAGAAGAAGTAGAACTTCCTTTACCTGATACATAAATATCAGATTTTTCTGGTATGACATTGATTGCATTAAATATAACAGTTGTCTGTCCACCTCTAACATCTAAAAATTGTTTTGTTTGAAAAGCTGCATTAGCAACACTATTATCTCTTTGTATAAATTTAAAATTCATTTCTTGGTCTTTACCAGATGATATATTCATTGATAGTAAATAACCAGTATAACCTGCAGGTATGGTATATAATGCCATTAATGTTTGTCCATTACCTGCTGATATAGTTGCTGCTACATCCGAACCACCTGTATAGGTTACAGTAATTGTTCCTTCATTATTTCCAGATGAACCTGCTGTTTCTACAGACATTCTAAATACTCTTAAAAAAGTTTGTGTAGTTGTAACTGTAGTTGTTCCATCCATATCAACTGTTTCTTCAGCAAAATTATAAGAACCATCCAAACCTTGTATTCTTAAAGTTCTAGCACCAGTTCCTGCTACATCATCATTAACATTATCACTTACTACATCAACAGTAACAGCTGTAGATTGCCAAGAATAATTATCTCCTGTTTCCCAAATAGTTTCAAAAGAACCAGAACCAATAGTTGGGTTATATCCAAACTTATTAACCATAGAGTAACCAGGAACTTTACCTTGTTGAACTGCTAAATAAAATGGAATGTTACCAACTGTACTTCCACCTGTTATTGGATTGACATTATTACAACTCATTAATCTTCTTTTTTATATATATTAGCCATTTAGAATTATTACTTCTTAGCTTCTACCTTATCTTCTTTTACTTCATCTTTAGGAAGTTCAGCTTTTAACAGCTCAGTATATTTAGCTTTCAAAATATTTAAATCTTGAAACTCTAATGATAATTGTTGTTCTTTAGCAGTTATATTTTGTAACTTACCTAAATATAATTTACCATTATTTGATAGCTTATCGCTATCGTAGTCTTTGTCATCAAACTTAAAGTTCATAAATTATCCTAAGTATGTTGTAGCTGATGCGATTGCTGAATTAACTGAAGTCATATCTTCAGAACCCCAATCTTCTTTAGCAACCATTAACTCAAGATGTTCTTTATTTCTTCTAACAGCATCTTGTTTATCTTCAGTAGATTCATCTGCCATCTGCGTTCCATCAATGATACCATTGATTAAATCTACAGAATGACCCATAGCTGTATAGTCTTGTGCTAATTGTTCTGCACTTCTTGTTTCGTCTTCCATAATTGTCTCCTTATTATTTAAATTGTTGCACAAGCAACTGGTTTGTTTTTATCAAGTTTTTTGTATTCATCAATAATTAATTTAGGTTCAACCATGTTGTTTCTAGGGTCACTATCAATGAATTTTGTTTCATTCCACTTATCTTTCATGTGGAATTGTAGGTTTTTGTTATGTGAATAACCAAATTGTGTCCACCTTGTAGAACCCCAAATGACTACTCCATGTTTTTCTGTAGATGCTGAGAAATGATTTAAGCAACTATCTATGCTTACAAAACCCATAGCATCTTTCATTAGCTCATGTACTTCTGACCAATGCAAATCACATTTAATTGTATTCATATATGCTGGTTCATTGGGTAAAGTACAATCAATAATCGTTGCATCTTTATATTCTTCTTTCAGCATATTGATAACTTGCTGTGCTAAGAATGGTTGATAGTTTCTGTTTGGGTTAATGTTATTGTATTGACCATTATAAGTTAATGGAGATTGACCACCAGAAAATTGAACAAGAATATATTTTTCAATATTATTTTTGTCTAACCACTTCTTAACATTCTCTTGTAAATGACCTGTATAAAGTTTTGGTCTCATATTTACATCAAACTCTACATCATGCAATTTGCAATAGCTTTCTATTATATGTTGCTTACCAAACTGAAAATTAGATTTGTAAGGTTCACAGTAATAAATATTATCAGATGCCATAATTCTTGGGTCTTGGATTGGCAAGGATTGTTCAAGAACTAATTTTACATCTGGGTTATTTGCAAAGCATTGAATATAAGGTGTGTATATTTGTACTTCGGATTTTTGTTTTAGCTTTGGGATTAAAGAGGTAAAAGCTGTGCATTTTCCTATGCCACCCTCTACTACATATGTATTCATTATTAAGTTTCTAATGCTTCTATTCTAGATTTCAAGGTTTTATTCTTTTGGATTATCTGCTTTAATTTGTGCTATTCTAGCTTTCCAACTATCTATACCATTATCGTAAATTTCTTCAAGTTGGCTTTCCCAACTTCCATATAATTTTTTTCTAGTAGCAATTATTTGTTGATTGTTTTCATAAGTTTGTGCTTGGGATTCTAAGGCATCTAATTGTGCTTGAGTAGGTTGTGCAATATCTAAATTCCATTCTTTGATGTATGCACCTTGACCATCGTCTTGCAACATAACATCATTTGTAAAATCTACATTTGAAACTCCATTAGCTTTGCAGTATTCTTTTATTTTGTTACTTAGTTGTGCCATAGTTTTACCTCCTTATTCTATAATTCTGTATGCTCCGAAATATGTATTTCTAGTGCTTGAATCAAATTTTGCTGTACCAGAAACAACATCCATAGCACCATATATTTCTAAATAATCAGTTGTTCCATTCATATCAATTATTGCATCAACTTGTGATGTTATAATAAAAGCATAGTTATCTCTAAAATCATTTTGTATAAATTTATATGAACTTCCATTTTTATAAATCTCAATATTCATGTGCGTTAAAGATGAAGAATTAGCACTTTCGGCACTTATACCAGCATATACATAATATTTACCAGCAACAGTTGGAGTAAAACGATAGTTTGTGGAGTTATCATAACAACCATCTGTATCAAATACTTCTGTGTCAAATTGAGCTTTAGTATTTGCATTATCTGTTACTGTTTGGTCTGATGAAAGATATGCTTCAAAAGCTGGAGTGTTTGATAATATAGAACCATTACCTGTTCTAACTTTTGATGGTGTAATATTTGTATCCCCAAGTGTAATCTCATTGGTAGCTGTTGCAGATGAAGGTTCTGCGTTAAACCCTAATAGAGTTAGGTTTGAACCTGTGGTAATTGAATTACCAGATGATGAACCTACTGCTGTGTTACAATCACCTGTCGTATTAAGTGTTAAAGTAGCATATCCTAGTGCTACATTATTATTACCCTCTGTATTACAACACATAGCAAATCTACCAATACTAACATTTCTAACTCCTGTAGTATTTGAAATCATTATACATTGACCTACAGCTACATTGTCATAACCAGTTGTGTTTGAGCATAATGCTCTGTGACCTAAAGTAGTATTTTGTGATCCTGTAGTATTAGATTTTAAAGAAGATTCACCTACAGCTGTATTGCCACCTGCTGTTGTACTAGCTTGTAAAGAACATAGACCTACTGCTGTGTTACAAACACCTGTCGTATTAGACTTTAATGCACAGAAACCCATTGCTGTGTTGTTATAACCTGTCGTATTAGCAGATAAAGTATCTGCACCAATAGCAGTATTGTTACTAGCTGTTGTGTTTAATAATAAAGCATTTGTACCAACAGCAGTGTTGTTTCCCCCTGTTGTATTTGCTTCTAAGCCATTTCTTCCAATTCCAACATTTCTTGTACCTGTAGTAGTGAGTTTCATAGCTTCTGCACCTAAGGCAGTGTTATCATTAGCTGTCGTATTAGCTCTTAAAGAACATAATCCTACTGCTGTGTTATTTGAAGCTGTTGTATTACTACAAAGTGCTTGATAACCCACTGCTGTATTACTTGCACCTGTAGTATTTTTGTTTAAAACAGAAGACCCAAATGCACTATTATAAAGACCTGTTGTGTTTTCATCTAAAGTAAAAGCACCTACTGCAGTAAGACCAGACCCTGTTGTGTTAAGTTTTAAAGATTGAAAACCAACTGCTACGTTGTTGGAAGTTGTGGCAAGAGATAAAGCCTCTACTCCTATTGCTACATTTTGGTCGCCTGAAGTATTTGTTCCTAAAGAATTAAAACCTAATGCTGTATTACAAGTACCATCTGTGTTATCTTTTAATGCTCTATGACCAATTGCTGTATTTCGGAATCCTGTTGTATTTGCTTCTAAAGCACAAGTACCAATTGCTGTATTTAAATTACCTGTCGTATTAGTACAAAGTGAATTATAACCTACTGCGATGTTGTCTTCTGCTGTTGTATTAGATCTTAAAGAATAAGTACCTAATGTTGTGTTTCTTGTACCTGTCGTATTAGCATAAAGTGACTCAAAACCTACGGCTGTATTGCTTGAAGCTGTAGTGTTAGATAATAAAGCACTTTTTCCAACTGCTATGTTACTAGTACCTGTTGTATTAGCACCAAGTGAATTATAACCTACTGCGGTGTTATTGGAAGCTGTTGTATTAGCACAAAGTGAACAGAAACCTAATGCTGTGTTAGATGTACCTGTCGTATTAGCAAATAAAGAGTAATAACCAACTGCGGTATTGTTTGAGGCTGTGGTGTTTTTATTTAAAGAACTCATACCAACTGCAACATTACTAGTACCTGTTGTATTATTAAATAAAGAAGCATGACCAATTCCTGTATTACTTGATGCTGTATTTTTACATAAAGACCTGTCTCCAATAGCAGTATTATAAAGACCTGTCGTATTAGCATTAAGTGATTGATAACCTATTGCTGTGTTATTTGTTCCTGTCGTATTAGAATAAAGTGAACTAGAACCTACGGCTGTGTTGCAAGTTCCTGTCGTATTAGCATAAAGTGATTGATAACCAACTGCTGTGTTGCTTGAAGCTGTTGTGTTATTTGCTAAACTATCTTTACCTACTGCTACATTATTTGCACCTGTTGTGTTATCATATAAAACAGACTTTCCAACTGCTGTATTATTGCTACCTGTTGTGTTTGTATATAAAGCACTTGTACCTACTCCTGTATTACAATTACCTGTTGTGTTAGAACCTAAACTAAATGTACCTACAGCAACATGGTTTGCACCTGTTGTGTTAGAAGTTAAAGAACCTTTACCAACTGCTGTGTTTCTTATTGCTGTTGTGTTAGCTGTTAAAGAACCAGAGCCTACTGCTACATTGTCAGTACCTGAACTTAAAGAATCTAAAGCACCATCTCCTAAAGCAACGTTATCTGTTCCTACAGGATAATTACCATCTAGTTTGATTGTGCCACCATCTACAGATAAGTTACCAGCTACAGTTAATCCATCTGTAACTGCTGTTCCTGTAACATCTATACCAGAAGATGTTGTTTCAATCTTTTTAGAATTATCATAATAAAGTTCAACTGCACCATCAGTGTACATTCTTGCCATGTATTCAGCATCACTTTTTGTAAAGTTAATACCAGCACCATTACTATCTAAAATTAATTGTCCTGTTCCTAGTTCTTTAATTTTACTATTAGAACCATCATGATAAATCTGTAAATCATTACCTGCACCAAATTGTGCTTTATCGTTATCTCCAAAATTTATATTGTTTCCATTAGAAGATAAATCTCCACCAAGTTGTGGTGTTACATCATCTACAACATTTGATATTCCACCTTGAATAGTTGACCAAGCAGAACCATTATAAAATTTTAATTCATTGTCAGTAGTATTATAAAATAGATCGCCTTCATCTAATGAAGTAGTAGGATTAGTTGCACCAATTCTATATCTTACTGCAAAAGTATTTACATCAGTAATATTTGCAGCTGTTGTATTAACATTTGCAATTGAACCTGCAACAGTTGTAACATTAGTATCAATAGCTGCTACCGAACTTACATCTGTATCTATTGCAGCTACACTTGAAACATCAGACGTTATACCTGCAACAGCAGTAATGTCAGATGAAATAGCAGCAACAGTTGTAACTTCAGTTGCTTTTGGAACTAATCTATGAAAAGTATAAGTATTTAAAGTTGAACTTGTTTCAACTAATACACCAAATCCAGCAGTTAAAACTGTAGAACCACATCCTGTAATAGTTACAGTAGATCCACCAACTGTACCACCAGCAATAGTAACTGTTCCTCCGCTTGGAGTTCTTGTAGTTGCTATTTCTTTAATTGATACAATTGTACCTGCACCATCATTTACATCTGGGTTTGTATTTGGAAAACTTGTTTCATTTGTTATTGGAAAAAATCCACCGACATCATCAACTAAATCAATAATTCTAGCATCAATAGCAGCAGTTGTTGCAATATAAGAATCTGAACCAGACCAAGTATCACCTGAGTCTATTGTTTCAGAACTATCTTGTCTAAAATATAAACTATCACTTGCTGATGTAGTTAAAAATGTAACATCATCTGGTGTATGACCTGATGCTTCAGCATTGGTAATAATAACTGCATCTGCAATTTTATCTATTGTAACAGCATTATTGTTTATTTTAGCAGTAGTAATATTGCTATCTGCTATCTTTGCAGTTGTAACATTTGAATCAGCAATCTTGGCAGTTGTTATATTTGAATCAGCTACTTTAGCTGTAGTAATTTGAGAATCAGCAATATGTTGTGTATCTATAGATCCATCTACATAATGTTCTGAGTCTATACTGTCATCAGCTATTTTAGTTCCATCAACTGCATCAGCAGCAATCTTAGCTGTTGTTACATTTGAATCTGCTATCTTAGCTGTAGTTACATTGCTGTCAGCTATTTTTGCTGTGGTAACATTACTATCTGCGATTTTAGCAGTAGTTACATTTGAATTTGCAATTTTAGCAGTTGTAATTTGTGAGTCTGCAATGTGAGCTGTGTCTATTGAACCATCCACATAGTGTTCAGAATTAATACTGTCATCTGCAATCTTAGAACCATTAACAGAGTCTGCACCTAGTTTAGCATTAGTTACAGCAGCATCATTAATCTTTGCAGTAGTAACTGCACTATCAGCAATCTTGATTGTAGTAACAGAACCATCTGCTAAAGTAGCAGTAGCAATCACACCAGTTGGTAAAGAGTTATTTGTTTTTGATAATGCACCAATATAAACATTGTCTATTGCTTCATTAGATAATGAACCACTATCCCAAGTTACATTGATTGTAGTATCTGTTGAAAAAGATGATGAACTAATTGTTCCATAAATAGTTCCAGGAGTTGTTGCAGTTAATTTTATTCTTCTGCCTTCATGGTAAATTGGAGTAACATCAACACCTGCAATTGTAAAAGAAGTAGCTGATGCGTAAGCAGCAGTATAAGCTGCATCTCCATCACCATACTCTACCCATTGAGAATCATTAAACCATTCTCTAGTATTTTTCATTAATGCTCTAATGGCATTGTTTAAGTTTGAAGGAAGCATCCCTTCTGCAACTGAGATACCATTTAAGTCTGAATTATTTATCTGTGTTGTTGAGTAATCTTTTATTCCTGCCACTTTAATCTCCTATAAACCAAGCATAAGCTTTATTGTTCTCTTGGTTCTTTTCATTTACTAATGTATTAATTGCTTCTTCAATTTGTCTTTGAAAGAACTCTTGAGTTTCGAAACTATATCTAACGTTATCTATATCAGTTTTGTCTGTCATCTCAAGCCAATTCTTGAAGCAATTATATCAACTCCTTGTGCATGAGTCCAAACTGATCCACTTGGAGTTATTATTTTAAATCTAAAATAACGACCTGATTGCCTAACAGGGTTATCTCCACTAGCAACCATACTAGATAATGAAGATTCTGTAGGTGTATCTGCTAATCTTTCTCTACTTTTTACAGTAACAGATGATGTTGCATCTATAATAGGTCTAATATTAGTTATACTACTTCTGTGTCCTTGAAACAACTCCATTTCTCTAGTTTCTATTGTTCCTTGATTTTCAGTACCAGAAAAAATAGCAGCTTTATAATCACTATCAATAGCACCTAAAAATAATTGTCCACCAGACCAAAAATCTGTATCTAGTGCAATATTGATTTGGTCTAAGTTTTCAGAAATAATATCCATTAACTCTACTGTGTATGCTCCTACAAACTGAGAAAATATTGTACTAGCACTTGCATCTGCTGTACTCCATTTTTGTGTAGCATAATTATAAATTAATATCTTATCGCAAATACCTGTAGTGTTTGCTGTGTTGTTAGCAGAAGGATATAACCACAATGCTAATTGATTAAATGGATCTACCGCAGCACATATACGATCACTAAATGCTTTGTTTAAATCTACATCAAAAAATCTATTAACTTTTTCTGCACCAATTGAGATAACTTGGTCTCCATTAATTTCAAAAAATCCATCATCTGCATAAAAGAATACTCTACGATTATCTTGGCAAACTGTTCTTCCATATACAGCTCCTCTATTAGGAGATATAACTGATAATCTAAATACTGTTGCACCACCAACATAGTCCATTCTGATTATTTGGTTTTGCCTAAATACATAACCAATCTCTCCAGAAGTTATATGTACTATTTCTCCACCTGATCCTGGAAGGTCTTGCAAGTCTGATTGTTTAGTTCCAGCAGCCCAAGTTGCAATATCATTAATACCTGACCATTGAATTCTGTTTTGTGCATTTGTATGATTTCCTGTAACTAAAAAATCTCTAATGACACCACTTACTCTAAATGTTGGTAATGTTCCTGATGTTACAATACTAGATAAGTCTGCAAAGTTAGTAGATGTTCCCATTAAATAATATTGAGGTGCATCTATACCATTACTTGCAATTACATAATTACCAAATTGTGTGAATGTCCAAAAGTCTGTATTGCCACCTGTTAAAGATCCTTTTCTTGAAGTAAAAGCTCCACCAGTTAATTCATACAGATCAGTATTTTTTGCAACAAAGTTATAAACATTACCTGAATTATCTCTAAATGAACCAGCACCTCTACTATCCTCACCAATATTATTTGTTGAATAATTAACTAATGAAGGAAATCGTTTGTAAGAATTTTGTGCATAATAAACATTGTTAGCAGTATTCGCACCTGGATTTAAATATTCAGGTTGATCTGGTAGCCATTCTCCAAAAGGTATTTGCATTATTCTCCTATTGGTTATTATTTGTTACTGCAACAAAGTTATCATTAAATGAACCTGCAACAGTTACATCACCTCTTTGTTGTAATGGTGCATTTCCATATTGATCTTCTCTATCATTTCTCTCTAATCTTTCCATAGCAGTTGAATACATTCCTTGCCATTGTTGAAGTCTTTGAGGATCTACACCTCCTAAAAAATTAGCAGCATGATATAATGAACCATATAAATAAATAGCAGGATGATTATTTAAGATATAATTTGTAGTATTAGAATCTGATAGTGCATCAAATTCTTTATAATAATTTATTGTTGCAGTATAAGAACTTGCAGGAGTTGGAGCAAATCTAAAATTATCTCCAATAATAGTAAAAGTAGAAGGTTGTCCAGAAGTCGAACTTCCTTTAATTTGATCCATTTGTGCAGGAGTAATATATTTTAAAGCATACTTAGTTCCACCATTTACAATATACATATCTCTTAATTGTAAAAATCCTGTAGGAAGTGCAACTGTTTCTGCATCAATAGTAAATGAACTATCGGTCGTAATCATTTTTCTAATTCTTAATTTAGAATTAAAATCTTTTTCAGTAAGAACTATAAAATCTCCTGATATTTCTGATGTTAAATCTGATCTGTTTAACCAGTTAGCAATTGATGTTTTTAAATCTGAATATGTTGCTAGTGCCATTATAATTTTCCTTCAGCAGTTCTAAAATATCTAAATTCGCTGCTATTTAATTTTTTCTTTAATATTTTTTTTTGAACTTCTGG